CCTTGGGAAGCTGAGGCATATAGAAAAGCAAAGTAAATGAAAAAGATATTAGAATTTTTCAGTACTAAAGTCTTTAAACAAGTTGGTGATGTAGTTGATAGCTTATTTACCAGCGAAGAAGAAAGGTTAAATGCTAGAAATGAAATATTTAAAGTATTACAAGATGCCCAATTAGAGCTTCAAAAAATGCAAACTGAGATTATTGTAGCAGAAGCTAAGGGTAATTGGTTGCAGAGAAGCTGGAGACCAATACTAATGCTTTCATTTGGTTTTATAATCATATACACTAAGTTTATATCACAGTTATCTACAAGACTTGTAACACCTGTTTTAGAGCCTGAGTTTTGGCAATTACTAGAAATAGGTATTGGAGGTTATGTAATTGGTAGAAGTGGTGAGAAAATAGTAGATAAGCTAGGACCTTTATTTAAAAAGTAAAAAGATTAAAAACAAGTAATAATAGTAATAACAGTAACCAATTAAATTAAATAAAATGGGAAAATTAACAGATGAACAATTAAAGTCTATTAAAGACGCAACAGGAAAAATGAACTCTATACTTACAGAAGTAGGATTTTTAGAGGCAAGAAAAGCAGAATACCTATCAGCACATTTTGAAGCTGTAAAAGAATTAGATGGTATTAAGGCTGAAATCAGAGAAGAGTATGGTGACATCACTGTAAACTTAGCTGATGGTACTTATGAAGAAGCTAAGCAAGAAGAAGAAACAAAAACTCTTGAGATAGCGGAATAATGAGTTCTGTTGTAAGAAAAATAAGTATAGGTTCTGACTATAAGAATGACGCTATGCACTATTCAGTAGGGCAAAACGTTTATGGTGGACATACTATAGATTGCATACTACATGACGCACAATCTAATTCTTACAGTATTTACATAAAGAAAGGAAATGAGGTAATGCCATGGAAGAAGTTTAATTCTAACATGGCAATATCCGTTGAGTATGATTTAGAATATTAAATGAGAAGTCTATACGATTTTATCGTCAAACCTATTGGCGATAGATACGATAACAAAATAAAGCTAGGCGACGTTACATTAATACTAAACACTAAAATTGAAGACTTTAAGTCTGTAAACAATTTAGCTATAGTGGTTGAAACACCAAAAGCTTTTAAAACAAATATAAAAAAAGGAGACATAATAATAATACATCATAATGTATTTAGAGTTTTTTATGACATCCGAGGTAATAAGAAAAGAAGTAGATCTCATTTTAAAGATGACTTACACTTTTGTTCAGCAGATCAAATATATTTGTATAAAAATACAGGGGATTGGAAATCATTTGGAGACAGATGCTTTGTAATGCCTTTAAAAAACAAAGACACTTTAAGATCACAAAAAGAGCAAGACCTTATTGGTATATTAAAAATAGGTAATAGTTCTTTAAAAGCGCTTAATATCAATCCAGGGGACACAGTAGGGTTTACACCCGGCAGTGAATGGGATTTTATAATAGACGATCAAAGAGTTTATTGTATGAAATCTAATGATATTGTAATTAAGTATGAACACAAAAGAAACCAAGAAGAATATAATCCTAGCTGGGCAAAAAGCAGTTAAGGAGCTAATTAAAGTGGCAGAAGAAAAGATCGTTGACTCAGAAGATGATTTATCAGCTGACAGACTTAAAAATGCTGCCGCAACTAAAAAATTAGCTATATTCGATGCTTTTGAAATACTTGCTAGAATAGAAGAGGAGGATGAAAGATTAAATGAAAACCCAAAAGAAGCTAAGGAAGAAAAAGCTTTTAGGGGTTTTGCAGAAGGAAGATCTAGATAATGTACGAACAAACCTTAGTAGCAGTATTAAAAGACTATATTAAACCTAAGATATTAAAAAGGTTAAACAGGTATAAGAAATGGGAGTACGGCTATAACGAAGAGCACGACGTAGTTGTGATCAGTAGAACCGGGCAGATAGGAGAGGTTTACGAAATACAAGGAATAAAAATAGCATTACCAAAAGAAGATGATGTTATTAAATTTGAAGGCAACAAGTGGAAACACATGGAGTACCCAAAAGAGCTTTCAAAAATAAAATCGGTATTTGATTGGGATGAATACCCTTCACAATTTAAAGAAAAGTGGTATGACTATATTGATACAGAATTTAAAAGGCGTGAAGAAGGTTTTTGGTTTTTTAATAAAGACAAGCCTTCTTATATTACTGGCACTCACTACATGTACTTGCAGTGGTCCAAAATTGATGTTGGGGCAGCAGACTTTAGGGAATCAAACCGATTATTCTTTATATTCTGGGAAGCTTGTAAAGCAGATGTACGGTGTTACGGAATGTGTTATCTTAAAAACCGACGGTCAGGTTTCTCTTTCATGGCATCAGGCGAGACGGTTAATCAAGCAACAATATCCACAGATTCACGATTTGGCATTTTATCAAAGTCCGGGCCAGACGCCAAAAAGATGTTTACTGATAAGGTCGTACCCATCTCAGTTAATTATCCCTTCTTCTTCAAACCAATCCAGGACGGTATGGACAGGCCGAAGACGGAACTTGCGTACAGGGTACCCGCGTCAAAATTTACTAGAAAAAAGCTTGACACCAATGAGAAGTTACAAGAGATCACCGGGCTCGATACAACGATCGACTGGAAGAACACCGGGGACAACTCGTACGACGGTGAAAAATTAAAACTATTGGTCCACGATGAAAGTGGTAAATGGGAAAGACCTACAAACATATTAAATAACTGGAGAGTTACAAAAACTTGTTTGAGATTAGGTTCAAAAATTATAGGTAAGTGTATGATGGGTTCAACATCAAATGCTTTAGATAAAGGTGGCGAGAACTTTAAAAAACTATATTATGACTCCGACGCAACAAAAAGAAATGCAAATGGACAGACTCGTTCGGGACTCTATAGCTTGTTCATTCCTATGGAATGGAACTACGAAGGCTACATTGATTCTTATGGATTTCCTGTATTTGAAACGCCAAAAAAACCAGCTGAAGGGCCTGACGGATCGCTTATAAAACAAGGTGTAATTGAATACTGGACCAATGAAGTTGAAGGATTAAAAGGAGATCAAGATGGTTTAAACGAATACTATCGTCAGTTTCCAAGAACAGAGCAACACGCTTTTAGAGACGAAGCAAAGCAATCTCTGTTTAACTTAACAAAGATATACGAACAAATAGATTATAACGAAGACCTTAGGAATACATCAATAATAACCACCGGAAGTTTTATGTGGGAAAACGGTATAAAAGATACTAAGGTGATATTTGTACCAAATAAAAACGGTAGATTCAACGTTAGTTGGGTACCACCTTTGCAGATGCAAAATAGAGTTATAGTGAAAGGTAATACAAAATATCCAGGTAACGAGCACTGTGGCGCTTTTGGATGTGATAGCTATGATATATCAGGTACAGTTGACAAGAGAGGTTCTAACGGAGCTTTGCACGGTTTAACTAAGTTTAGTATGGAAGATGTTCCGCCTAATAGATTCTTTTTAGAATATATAGCTAGACCACAAACTGCTGAGATATTTTTTGAAGACGTATTAATGGCTTGCATATTTTACGGTATGCCAATACTTGCGGAAAACAATAAACCTAGATTACTGTATCATTTTAAAAGAAGAGGCTATAGAGGCTTTTCAATGAACAGGCCTGATAAAAGATTAAACAAATTATCTATAACTGAAAGAGAAATAGGTGGTATACCGAACTCTAGTGAAGATATTAAACAAGCACACGCCGCAGCTATAGAATCATATATAGAAACTTGTGTTGGACGAACAGAAGCTGGTTATGGTGATATGTACTTTCAAAGAACATTAGAAGACTGGGGTAAATTCAATATAAACAATAGAACAAAGCATGATGCTTCTATAAGTTCTGGTTTAGCAATAATGGCTTGTAACAAAAACCTATATTCACCGGTTAGTCCAGTGCAAAAAAAGGTTTACGATTTAGGAATTAAAAGATATGACAATAGAGGTTCTACGTCTAAAATATTAAGATAAATGAAAATACAAACAAATACCGATAGTTCTTTCCCTAACCAGGTTGTTAGCGACGAAGTAAAAGCCAGCTACGATTACGGCTTACAAGTCTCTAGAGCTATTGAACAAGAATGGTTCAATCAAGGAAGAGGTAATGGTAATAGATACTTAAATAATTGGAATAGCTTTCATTCACTACGTTTATACGCAAGAGGAGAGCAATCAATACAAAAGTATAAAGATGAATTGTCTATAAATGGTGATTTATCTTATCTTAATTTAGACTGGAAGCCGATACCAGTTATATCAAAATTTGTTGATATTGTTGTGAACGGAATGTCAAACAAATCATACGACATAAATGCTTTTGCTCAAGATCCATTTTCTGTAAAAAGCAGAACTGATTATGCGGCGTCGGTTGAAAAAGATATGAATACCAAAAAAGCTTTGTTAAATATAAAGCAAAACTTAGGTATGGACTTTTCAACAACAGGAGACTTAGAAAGTTTACCTGAAAATAGAGAGGAATTAGACATACACTTACAAATGACTCCTAAGCAAAACGTAGAAATTGCTGAAGAGGAAGTTATAAACAACGTATTAGCTTTTAATAAATACGATCAAACAAAAAAACGCTTAGCTCACGATTTAACAACTATAGGTATTGGAGCTGTTAAAACATCATTTAATAAAGCTGAGGGTATAGTTACTGATTATGTTGACCCTGCTAATATGATTTATTCATATACAGAAGACCCAAACTTTGAAGATATATACTACGTAGGTGAAGTAAAATCCATATCGTTGGCTGAACTTAAAAAACAGTTTCCATCATTATCAGCTTCAGAGTTAGAAAAAATACAGGATATGCCTGGTAATTCTCAGTATGTAACTAACTGGGGTAATTACGACGCTAACACAATTCAAGTTTTATACTTTGAATACAAAACATATTCAGATCAAGTATTTAAAATAAAGAAAACAGACCAAGGGTTAGAAAAGACGTTAGAAAAACCTGACACATTTAATCCTCCTGCTAATGATAACTTTGAAAGAATATCTAGAACAATAGAGGTTTTATATACCGGAGCAAAAGTATTAGGTACAAATATCATGTTAGAATGGAAACTAGCAGAGAATATGACAAGACCTACAGCTGACACTACAAAAGTAATGATGAATTACTGTATATCAGCGCCAAGAATGTATAAAGGGCGTATAGAGTCTATAGTTAGTAAGATTACTAGCTTTGCTG